CGCCCCCCCCTCCGCCGCCCCCCTCGCCGCACTCCACGCCGCACTCCACGCCGCACTCCTCGCCGCACTCTCATGCTTCTCGCATGGGCATTTCTGATAAGCTTCCGCCGCTTCTATGGCTTCTCTTGGCCTTTTGTCCCCAGGATATTTATCTTCGTAAATGTGAAGAACTAACCTGGCGGCGTAAATCGCAAATAAAACACTATCATTTTTCTGCCATTTCCAAGTTTTGACCATCCTCATCTCTTCCCAACATTCTTCGTTGTCATCCGCTAAGTGTTTACCTCTAACCTCTACCTCTGCCAGTATTTCGCCTTGAACATACGAAAAAGCGTCATATGGTTGTTTTGAACAATGGAGGCCGCTATTGCACATTGATAATTGACCTTTGTGCTTTTTCCACTCTCCGATTTTCCACGGTAAACCACCTGATTGGCTTTTTAGACCCTCCCGTAAAAATTTGTATCTTATTGTTTTCATATTATTTTATTTTTATTCATATCCAAGTTAGGGCTTCAACCTTCGTATTCAGGTAATTTATCAAATTGCTTTTCTGTCATCTTAATTGTGCTTACTACTAATTCTTGCCCCTCATCCATTCCTTCAAGCCAACTAGTTAAAGCCTCTTTTAATTGCCATTCACTAACTACACAATAACTTTTATCTTTTATTGGCCTTATTTTATAAAATATCTTTTTCATATTCTTATTCTTTCACTTCGCCGAAAACTCCAACTGTATGCCCTGTTTTTCGTAAATAAGCCGCTGCCCCGCTAGTTGTACTAATTTCGCCAGAATTCCATCCCCACTCTTTCGCCTTTTTAATTAAATCCTGCCATGTATAAGGTTTATTGTCTATTGTGTAATCAAATTTTATATTCATATCTTCCTCAAATCCTCCTCCAACTTCTCTAGTAACCTCGTCTGTCCTCCGGCTTTTTTCAGTTCATATAACCAGTCAATTTCGATATCTATGCAAGTCAAACAATCAAAGCGTGAAGCAAAGCTGTGTGTTGTGTTACCATGTGCAATATATAATTCGGTTGGTTTAGTTTGCATACTCAATTAACTCCAATCCCTCTTTACATTCCTCAATCCAAAAATTAAACCACTTAATTCTTTTTTGTGTTCTGCGTATAAAATGATCTTTTGCTTTTTCTTTAGTGTCATAGGCGTAGGTATTCATGGCTGTTTTACTCACTTTTTTCACTTTTCTGCCAAAGGCTTCAGAAGCCTGATAAGGATATCCCACGAAGTAAGCCGCTTGCGTTTCCTGAAGTACTGGAAACTCTCTCAAGAGAACCTGAGTATCGCCATCTTCGTTTCTATATTCAATTTCGTATCTGTAAAGTGTTTTCATAATCTCCTTATTCTTTTTCCTCCAGTTTTTTCAGGAGAGTGTCCAGAGTATCATTAACAACGTCGGGCATATAAGAATGAAGCGGATCTGTATCTATCCTTTTCATTTCTTCTACCTCTTTTTTTATCTCCTCTGCCAACTCCCGGCGGGAAAGGGCAACTTGCTCATCAACGAACTCCACTAATGTCTCAATCACGCTGAACGCAAAATCGAATTTCCATTGTAATCCCGATTCTTCCAGGATTATTTTAATTTGTTCTTTAATTATTTCATTTTTCATTGGTTTGTCTTTCATATTATTTTTCATTTTATCTCCTTATATAAAATCGTCATAATATACGCAGTCAGGTTATCTAATCTACAAAAGTAGAAATGTGATATTTGTATTTGAGAGCCTATTTCTTGTCAGAACAAGCTAAAGATGCAACCTGCGCTAAAAAGCGAAACAAGGACTTTAGGTTCATATAGACATGAAACAGGCTCATAAAGACTACGGTTTTTTACTCAAATATAAACAATGGCATTTCCACCTTAATCAATGTCTAGCTGTCAACGTTCAGCTCCTTAATTATCAACTGTCTTATCCACGCGCTGGCGGATAGACCTTGTTTTTTGGCTTGGGCTTTAAGTTTCGCTAGTAGTTTTGTGGGTAACTTGAACGTAAATCTTTCCATGCACAAAGTATAACATAGTGGTAACAACGTGTCAATACATCAAAATAGGTCAATATATAGGCAACACGCGGGCAATCATAGGCAAGTTGCCTATAACATTACAATGTTCAGAAGTGTTTTAATTGTTTTTTACGCTCGAATATGGTCTTTTTAATTACTTCGATTTGTGAGGACTTGATCACTCCGGCGCCATTCTTGAGAACTATGTTGTCAGACTTTGGCAACCCGCTTGCAAGTACCATTCCGCTTGCTTCCACGATGCCAAAAATCTCCGGCTTGGTTGGTTGCCTGCCGTTTTGTATTCTAAAATCTTCTTTTGTACAGGCCATGAATCGCCTGACTGCCAGTGCTTCTATTGACATATTATTTTTTTGTGAGATTTTCGCTTACGTTTCCTACTACATAAGCAGTATAATTCAGCGTGATAAATGTTATAAACTCTTGGGCGTTGACTTTATTTGACAACACAAGAATTGTTAATAATATGGCTATAATTATAAACCCGACAAATTTTCTTCCACCAGCTTGATCTATCATATTTTTCACCTCCCTATCACTTGTATGAACGTAATTATCGTAAACGTAACAACAACAATACAAGCTGTTATTTTGATTATGTGTGTTTCCAAATCTTTATCTTCTCTCTTCTTCATACACGCTTCAAACCACATTTTCCGCATTTCCGATTTAAGCATTTGTATCACCGCCTCAAATATTTCTCAGCTTCTCAATTATATCAATAATAGTTTGGAAGTCCTCGCGATAACGTCCTAAGATACGGATATTTCTGTTAAATTCTTTAATTAACGTTTCGTTTTCTTTTTTGGTGGTTTGAAGATTGTCCCAGTTTGAATTTCTAGCCTCAATAATGGCGTTTAGGTCTTTTTGTGTGATAGTCGCCATTGGCTCTGTAGTGGGTTTTAGAAGCGGTAATTGGTCTATATATCCATTAAAGCCATTGTTTCTATCGCGGGGGAATAAGTAATATCCCCAATGTAAGTGCGGCCCCGTTGAATTGCCTGTGTTATTCGATAAGGCGATAGGTTGACCTTCAGATACCATATCACCTACTTTGACCTGAAAAGTCTGTAGGTGAGCCAACACAGAGCCTCCCTTAGTATTCTCAATTTTAATATAGTTTCCATAACCTGATGGATCGTTTTGCGCTTCTATTACTTTTCCGTCATGGGGAGCAATAACCTGAGTACCGGTAGGAAGTCCATAATCTAATCCATTATGTCCCTTGAGTCCGAAACAAGCATAATCAGCGGGGTTTAATCCGAAGCCTTGCGTTAATCCAAAATTACCTCTAAATGGTTTTATCATAAGTGTATTATACCACCTCTCAAAACCTCATCTATTCAACATCAAAAATAAACCCGCGCCTACAACTGAGGTTAAAATTAAAGAAATCAAACCAAATACGATATTTCTGACAAGCAAAAATTCACCTTTTTTGAAGATCAAAAATTCTGTGACTGTAAGGTGTTGAGTCCCCATCTCATCCAGTTTTTTACTGATTTCTTCCAGTTCTTTTTTTATGTATGAAATATCAGTACCTATCACCGCTATCTTGATTTCGTCCGATTGAAGTAGATTTGTCATATGGTCTTCTTTCCAGTCCAGTCTTGAATTAGTTTTTTAATAAAAGAAAGTAAATTAAAATTCATAGGTTTATTTGTTCGTGTGTGTCCATAAGTTATAATTAATAAATAAGTTAAAATTCATAAGCTAAGTTGAATCCAAAATCTATAGCTTGATTGTCGGTTATATTTGTATTAAGAAATAAATAACAAAGAGCGGGGTTACTGTCTATATTTCCGCCAGTTCCAACAATTCTAGTGGATGTAAAAATTATTATTATTATTCCAATACTGGTAAATTGACCCGCATTGTCCGCTTCATATACCGGTAGAGTAAAAGCGATAATATTATCAGTTGTTGCTTTTGTGCCCGAACCTGAACAGCGAACAAAAAGGGTATTACCTATAATTGATTGACGATAATAAGTAGTTGTTGGTTGTCCTCCTGAGCCATTGTCAATAGTTCCTACAATAAAAGTAGGTGCGGCACAATTAAACCAGTGAGGATACCCTATCGGATTTACTTCATGTGAATAATAGAAATCAGTAATCGCCGCATTGGCTATAGTGTAGTCAGTATTAACAAGAATAGTTAGAAGAGTATCCGCAGTTGTTGTCAATACTGCATATTTCCATCCACCACCTTGTTTAAATCTTATTCTGTCTCCTTTTTGAAATTTACTTGTTGCCCCAGTTAGCACATTCATTGTTGAGGCAGAGGCATAGGTTGGTGTTTCATTTGCGTCTATCCAGCCGTCATGGTTGCCTGAAAATCGCGGTGAACCTGATCCTTTTCCTTTCAACAATAAATCTATATTTGTATCGCCTCCGGTTGCTGCTATTTGCGGGGCATTACCGGTTGCGGCACTGGTTATTGTTATTTCATTAACCGCTGATGCTGTTGGCACAAGTATCAGCATTTCTTCCGATTCAATGGTAATTATTTTAAGCCCCAGGTCATTGGCTCCAGCAGTATACAATTGTGGTTTATTCCCTGCCGCGGCGTTTTGTACTCCGATACATCCCACCCCACTTGGGACTGCATCCATAACGAACATATTTTCACCTTCGCTGTTTTGGAATGATATCCCGGTGTCCGCTTCCCCCGCGGCAAAAAGAACAGGATTATTACCCGTTGTGTTATTTTTTACCCCGATATTATTAACCGCGCTTGCGGTAGTTGTAAAATTTATTTGTTCGTTTCCGCTCTCATCGCTTATGTATCCAGCATTAACGATTTTAGGAGTAGTGAGGGTTTTATTGGTGAGGGTCTGTACTCCGGCTAGAGTAACAAGGTCGGTATTGATATCATCCGCCCCGCCGACAAAATTAGTCACTGAGATTTGATATGACACTCCTGATCTGACAATATAAAGTAAGTCCCCTGCTTGAGGTGAGGTTAAAACATTTGTGAAAGCTGATAATTTAGCCATAATTTACAGGTCGTGTCATGTCGTCTTCCAGAAGGAAGGTATCGCCATTTTCTAACAACAAGTCAGTTCCATCCTCAAGTAATAAATTATCTGTTGAAAAATTGACCTCACTAAATTCTGCCTTATTTACAGTGCTTTCTTTAGTATATCCACTGGGGTTAATAGTTTCCTTTGTGAAGTTTGTAGCTCCCATATTACATAGTACCCTGCGTTCTCATTGTCGCAAGGTCTTTTTTCATCTTTGAATCATTAGTTACCATCGTTGCGAGTGCTTTGGTTGCGATTGTTACGTCGCTGTCCGGTGGGGCTGGCTGCTGTGGTGCTTGAGGTAAGGCGGCACTTGCTGCCTGCATGTCATTCATGGGGGCAACCGGCGCGCCTCCTCCTGCCGAGGCCGGAGATTGTACCTGTCCCATTCCAACATCCATTCCGCGCCTTTTCATGGCCTCCATCAATGCTCCTGATCCGCCTATGGCTGAACCAAAACTACCCATATTACTATCCATATCCTTGATATTATAGTATATAATATCTATAATAAGCAATATAAAGGACATTACCACGTTTAACCGTGGTTTTTTATTATGCAACCAGAAAGAAATTCAAAAGGTCAGTTTATAAAAGGAGGAGGTAATTATTGGAAAGGAAAAAAACGGCCTGAAATTCAAAAATGGCTAAAAAATGTTCAGTTTCAAAAAGGTCATATTCCATTTAATGCCGGAAAACCTTATTTACAGATACGAGGAAAAAATCATCATAAATGGAAAGGCGATGAGGTTGGATATGGAGCTTTGCATAATTGGGTTGAGTTACGATTGGGTAAGGCAAGGTTTTGTGCAAATGATAAAAATCACACATCCTCTGTTTACTATTGGGCTAATATTTCAGGTGAATATAAACGCGACTTGAATGATTGGGATAGTCTTTGTCCTTCCTGTAATAAAATGGATGGAATAAGCACAAAAGGAATTTTTGATAAAAAAAGACATAGAATAAGGAGGGTAAATTAATGGCCTGGATACAAAAGACAGATATCAACCCCGCAACAGGAAAACAATATGGAATTAACCCCAATACGGGAGTATGGGATGATAACTATTTTGCTAACGTAACCGAAAAACAATGGCTTTCTTCTCCTGCCGGACAAGCAGCACAAAATGAACGTTCTCAAGTAGACGCAGCCGGTCTCCTCAAAACCCAAGCGGCAAATCAAACCGCATTAATTGAAAAGCAAAAAGCCGATCAGGGGGCGTTCTTAAATAAGTATACAACCGGCATGGATACGGCTAGAAGTGCCTTATCTACCGAGCTAGGATTGCCAGAACTTAGACAAAATACCCAAGTTGCCGGACAGACCGCAAGGGATGTATCGCGAACCATGCAGGATTTACCACAAGCACTTACCGCTACAGGCAGGGCGGCAAGCGTTAATCAAAGCAGGTTGACAAGAGGGATAGCGCAAAGAACATCAGAAATGCAGCCGGCACTTGAAACCGCCAGAAGAGCAGCGGAAGATACCGGGGCGGCTCAATCATTCGCGGAAACTGAATACACCAAAAGACTACAGGAAAAAGCACAACCATACCAACTTGAGGCAAGTATGTTATCGGAGGGATTGGCGAGGGAAATGACAGGCTTTACCCAGCAAAATTCAAATGAGTTGACAGTGATATTGCAAAAATTACAAAATAATCAAGCGTTGACAATGGCGGAGGTTAATAGAGCCAATGCTTTAGCTGATAGTGAAACCAAATTTGAACAACAAAAAGAATTATTAAAACTACAACCATCAAAACCAAATTATGAATATCTTGATCTAGGAAATCGCCTATCAGTTTATGATCCTGCTTCCCGACAAGAAATTTCCAGTTTTGGAAAGGGGGTAAAGCCGACAGCGGGGTCAACCGCGTCAGGATGGTAATGTGCCGATAAGCAAAATTAATCAAGATGGAACAGTAGATATCTACAACAAAATAACAGGAGAAGTAAAAACTAATCTTTCCCCTGATTCTCTTGGTACCATATCCCCTAACCTAGTTGCTGAATATCAGGGTATGCAAACTCCGCAAAAACAAGTTGAAAGGGTTAAGGCTGAAACAGAACTTAAGAAAATACAGACAGATCCTGAATCATTAACGATGTCGGCCGAAGAAAAAAAACAAAAAACTAAATACAGTAATGTTGAACAATCTACGAGAATGTTAGAAAAAAACTTGTCAGAGGTTGAGGCAACCGGTCCATTATCAAGACCATTACAAATGCTTAGCTCTATAACAAGTGGGGCGATAATGCCTGAGGCTGCAGACTATGAATCGTTAAGAAAAAGTTTAATCGGACCATTAGCAAGAACCATCTCTGGTGAGGTAGGAGTTTTAACAGATAAAGATATTAATAGAGCAGAAGGGCTATTGCCAAAAATTACAGACTCGAAGCAATTAAGAGAAAATAAACTATATAATCTAAAAGCTCTGATAGCCGAAAAACAGGAAAAAGAAATACCAACTACTCAACCCGCCGAACCACCACAACAACAAAAAGGATTATCCGGTCCGTCAGGAATGATGTTGTCCGCAGGTAAAGCCTTAACTGATTTTCTAATTCCTGAAACTAAAAAAATTCCTGAAAAAATGGCAAAAGAAGAACAAAGAAAACAAGAGCGGCTACAAACAAGGGGTTCGTCAAAAGGTGATCTTGGAAAATCTGTTCAATATGCTCTTGAAGACACATTAGGACTTGCTAAGACAGCAATCCCAGCAGGCGTAGAATTAGGATTAACCATAGGCGGTCCTGGCCTTGCTAAATTTGGTACATCTAAAATAGCCGGAGGCATAGGGAATGTAATGTCAAAGCTATTCAAACCAAAATACGCAAAGGATGTTTTAGAAGAAGGATTAAATTTAGCTAAAAAAGGTGGATCAGTAAGAGAAGCAGCGATAAAAACAGCGCAAGAAGCAGGAAAAAAAATTGAAGGAAATAAAATATATACTGATCTTATAAAATGGGGACAACAGGCAAAGAGAGCAAATCTAAAATCATCGGAGATATCAGCTATTGATGATGTTCTTGCAAATGCCAAGCGTTTTAAAGGCAAAACATTTACACCTGAAACAGTAAAGAAAATTTGGGATACGGCTGAATCAGGATATAGTACAGCAGGAAAAGCAGGAGATACAATTACATCTGAATATAATCTTGCGTTACGCAATACAGCAAGATCATTGCTTGAAAAAGCAACAGGAGGATTTGAAGCAGGTACAAAAATGATTAAGCAGGGAATAGAAAAAGAAAAGGTGCTAAAAACTATCAGAACCGCTTTAGAAAAAGAAGGAATAAAATCAGGACTCAAGTCCCCCGGTGGTGAATTACTAAAATCTGTCGGTAAAGGCGCAGCCGGTACAGCGGTTGGCGGGGTTGCTCTCTATGCTTTAGCAAAAATGCTTGGTATTGGTTCTAGTCAGTAAGTCCGTGTAATAGTCTTATTTCCTCTTCTTCACTCATCTCTAAATCAGAACAATCTTCAATTTCTTCATTTTTCTCAGATTGATTGAAATTATAACCAAGATTCCAGAAAAGACTTAAAAGCATTATTTCTAGCATATTATTATCATGTTTACTAAAAAGAGGGAGGTTGTACTGGCCTCCCTCTCAAGCTTTGTTGCCTCCGATTTGCGGTCAGCAACGTCTATTGCAAACGCAAAAGTCTTACTAGATCAGAGTATATCACTTTTTTTTAGTTTGTCAACAGCTTCTTTTATTGATTTAACTTCAACCTCTATTATCTCCTGTTTTGTTTTATCTTCTTTATTTTTTATAATGGTTATCCCCTCTTCCGCGAAAGAGATTGATCCATCACTATGAGTAATTTGTTTTATTTTCATGCCGTTCCCTCCCTCGGACTAAAATATTTCCACTCAACCACAAAGACTATACTAACCGATCCGGCGGAGATATTACGTACATAAATTGTTGCATACTCACTATCTTGAGGATATCCGGCAGTTTCCCAGTCCTCCTGGTTCATTCTTGGTTCTGTAAATTGCCATTGTGATTCATCAATACCCGATCCGCCGGGAAGTTGATTAGCCGCCGCCACTGTGCCAACATACATCGAAATAAACGGAATAGCAAATATGGGATATCCGCTATTTTGGGTTAAGACACTTTCTAACACAAGTTGCTCACCATTTGCAATAGCCGCTGTTGCCGTTAATCTAGCGGCTTTAAAAATGAAATTTCCCAGATTGCGGGATTTAACCGCACTTGGCAATAAATCTCTTTGCGATACACGCCTTGCAGGGATTGAGTTCCTAGATACTGTTATATTGGAAAATTCACTCATACTACTTTTTCGCTTGACATGTCATCATAAGTAAATTCTATCCCTGTAATTGTAATAAATGTGGTTGAGGTTGTAAAATTAAAACCAAACTCTATCTCTTTAAATCGTGAATAAAGTGTAACTTCCGCCGAGGTTGCCCCTACTGTTGATACCGTATCCCCTGTTGTAAAGCTAGCGGCGCGATCTATTTTATATTTTGGCGTTACTGTTTCGCCTGATTCAAGAGCTTCAAATGTTATTTTGACTTTTAAAGCTAATTTTTCTTTATCGGGATTTCCTCCGTCAAATACTCTTGATTCCCATGATCCGGCGGTAACAGGGTTATCCGTTCTCATTATTTTATCTACTCTACAAATTGCACTATCTTTATACCCTATACACAAATCCTTACCAAATCCCTGCACCATTCCTATCTCAAGCCCTGTTCCCTGTGTTGTCCCTGTGGAGATAGCACCCATATAGGCTAACACTTCCGGTAGTTTATCGTCCTTATTACCCCAGACATAAACACCCTGCTCAACTCCTATTGCATCGTCTGTATTTGCGCCTATACCTATGACGGTTAATCCCTGCCAGCTGGAAATGGCGCCGGGGAGTACTTGAATTTTCTTACCTCTTGCCAGCTTAGGCACTTTAGATATGCGTTGAAATTGCTCCGATCCTTTGTATAATTCCCCTTGTGTTCCGTAAATACCAAGTAGGTTATTCTTATAATTAGTTAGCGCAAGTGGCGCACCCATTGAGAGAGGTCGCGAAAAGTTAAGAGTCGGTGATATGCCATCCCAGAAAAAGAGCCTGGCATCTTCCACTGCGTCAATATCATCCCCTCTAAAACAACCCGCAATTATATATTCGTCTGTTTTTGTTAGTGACCAACATTTATAGCCTGGAGGAAATATAATTTTATTGGGCTCATATGCGTCCTCATCCCAAACAGCCAAATATCTTTCATTTCCGATAACCAATATACCCGTTGATCCATCGTCAAAATCTAGCATGGGATGAAAATTAGAATCAGCTATCAAAATCCCAAAAATATTGGAAAATTCCGCACCTTCTAAATCTGAAGCTACATTGCTAGTAACTTTAGGCGCGCCGGTAGTAGTAGATGTAGTAACATGGAAATGATAAGTATTCCCTATAGTTAATCTTAGAGGCGTAGTAAAAGTAAAAACATTATCTCCTGTGGCAACACTGGCAAAGGCAATGGTTTTTGAGCCTATTACGACATTATTTGCATCATGCACTGTTAATGTCCAAGTGGGATCATCGCCAGTATCATTAATGTCGATTGTTATAGATTTAAGTGGATCATTATTAGGAGTAAAAGTTTGCCTATGTGTTGCGGTTTCTACAATGGAAGTTCCTGTTGTATAGGTCTGACCCGTTCCGCCTCCTGATTGATCTAGGTTAAGTGTACCATCTGTTAAGAAATCATCATTATAAGAGGGCGTTCCGGATAATTTGCCTAGTCTTCCAATCGTTGTTGAAGTTGCATAATGTAAATAATCATTAAAAACTAACAGTCCTTGTCCTGCGCAACCATTAGCTATAGTCCCTCCCGATCTATCCTCTGTAAAAGTTCCGCCTGATGTTAATTTTAATATATTTCCTTCTTCATCAGTAAAATATCTGTCAGTAGACCAGGGTGAGGCATCAACTCCCCATTTAGGCAAAGACGTGCAAATTTCACCGGATATATTTGTTGGCTTTGCGAATGGCACAAGCTCCGAGGGGTCTTCAAATGGATTTAATCCTTTAACAAAACGAGCGGAGAAAGGAATATCTTTTTTTTTCGAGAGGGTTGCAATATTTCCCGAAAAGTCATTTATAACAAGTGATTGCTGACTCATACGGTTACTGTTGTTGGTACACGAAAATCAAGTATTTCTCTTATTGCCGGTTCGCGGGATACAACTTTACTTCCATCTCTATCCGCATACGCATCAATGAGGGCAAGGAGTCCGCCATAATCCTTATCTTTCCTTGCTTGCATAGGACTTACATTATAATTCCCTGTCCAAAATTTGTTGTCAAATCTTGTCGCCGTTTCCAAGTCTTTTTGTTTCATAGCATAAAAATCAGAGATAGCGCCTATTGCAAGCAGAGTATGACCTTCTTCCGGTATTTCCGGTGATTGCCCGATGATATATGTAGCCCCCGCAACTGTGGTTTCTTCAAAGTATGATTCAAGTTCAAGATTTGACGCGTCTGTTACTGATCCAATCCTATACCACGATCCTTTTGGTTCTCCTGTGCTATCAGAAAGACTAAACCACATACCCGCTTTTATCGCTCCTGTCGTGAAATTTCCGGTAGCAACTGTGATGGTTTGGTCGTTTTCAGTAGCGGTTACTGTTCCGGTAGTATAATCCTCAAAATATAAAGGTGTCGCTCTTTGGGTATAGGTTATAGTCCCGGTGTAATCGTCCTCATTTGGTATCGGCCATATACCAAAATCAGATGCTCGCCTGAAATATCTACGGGGAAAATCGCTTGATATAGTTTCCGCATTTAATAAATCCCATTCTCTCTGATCGTAGACAGGGGTAAGTACATAATCATAACTAGACTTAGTTAAAACGATACTTTCTATCTCCCGTAAATTGGGAGGATTATAATAATATTGCTGGTCTGCTCCGGCGGATGTTCCGGTGGTAAAGGTTCGGGATAATGATTGTGTCCATGTATTGAGTTTAGAAGTAATAAGCTCGTATCTCTCATTTATCCTTTGCTTGAGAAAGGTTTTGATGGTTGATGATGTGTCATTACATCCGTTTTGAGCAGAAGCGATGATATCGAGATATGTTAAGCGAATTGTAATACCCTCCTATTCATAAAATTATTATATCACAATTACTTCTCTTCTTTAATTTTCAGCATCTGAGACAAATCCTGTATACCTTCTGTTTTTTTGTTAATTACAGACGATTCGTCAGTTAATGCTTGTTTTATCTTTTCAAGCTCTTTTTCTTTGTTGGTCAATCTTAATCTTTCCCTTGCTGCTTCTTCTTTTTCCACATCCAACCTCTCTTTATCCTCATTCATCCTTTGCCACTCATTAGCGAGTTTATTTTGTTTTGCTAAAAGTTCAGTTATGTCTTTTTCGTTTTTACGTTTTGCTTCTTCTACTGCGTGGGTTTCATTTAACACGCGAGCCTCACGGGTAACAATATCTTTTTCCCTATGGTTTAAGGTCGTTTCTTTGTCAATTAACTCCCTGTTTTTCGTTTCAAGGTTTTGTGAGAGAATAACGAGATTATCAAGTTCATTACTTAATCCCTGCATGTATATTTTAATTTTTTCAAACGTACTACTCATACTCGTATCAGTTTTTTTATCTCTTCAAGCTTAGTATCTTTTCCCCTTCTTACCGGATGTTGCCAATAGATTTTATCAATTAATTTGGTTTCAATCAAACTAGCAACGTGTTCAGGGAATTCCGCTACATCTCCGGCTTTGAGGGTGAAGGTTTGGGGATGAGTCCCAAATTTGTCAACATCAGTCGTAATGTCTTCGGTCAGTGGGTTATAGAGTTGTCGTGATTTTTGTGGGTTTGAGTTCATCAACTTTGGTTTCTAATTCCGCAACTGCAATAAGTAGCTCTCTCAAAATGTCAGTTTTAACTTTTCCAGTAATCCCGCCATTAGAAGCAACCGCGTCCATGTTGGTACGGAGATTATCAGGCGTTACCCTGATATTAAGAATTTTAGATATTGATAAAAATAGATTTTCTGTTGTTGTCATACTTCCGGTTCGTCGGGTTCTTCGACTATTTTAGCAGGCTCTTCGATTATTACGGGTTTGGTTTCAGGGATAACAGGAGTATTAACAGGCGTTTGTACTGGTTGGGGTATAATCGTTGGTTGTGGGGCAATAGGTGTCTTCGCAGGCATGGGTTTTGGTTCAAAAACCTCGCTTATATCAAGTTTTTGTATATCTTCTCTTGAAATATCTTGTTTTGGCGTTCCAGCACCCAGTCCGTATTCTTTATAAAGTCCCCGATCCAGCACTTTTATGATCTGATCTCTTTTGCTAAATAGTGTTTTTAGCATACGTTGTTCAATTCTTGGTTGGTCTGTGTGAAGACTTAATTTTTCCAGCCCTTTAGATTCTCGCTTTTCGTTCTCTTCAATTATCGCTTTGTCTGATTTTGCGGTTATGATTCTTTGTGTCATTTCTTCAAAATACTTTTCTCTTACATATGCCGGTACTACCGCCTCGCCTTTTGCTTCGACTGTCCATACTTCCGGGGATATTTTAGCGTTAAGCATTACTTGAAATGGCTGATTAGTGGGATTGTACACTTTGTAGAGGTCTTTGGATTTTCTTTCAAGTTCTGCTTTTAATATATCCGCGCTTTTGCGGGTTTTCAACTGTACGTTTGGCTCCTGAAATTGATCCATATTAATTAACCTTCGAATTGGTTTCTGCTTCTTTAGTTTGTACCTCATCCCTATAAACTGCAACAATACGGGGAGCGCTGACTATGAGTTGACCTTTTCCGGTAAAATCAATATCCGGTCTATCTGTACCAATTAATATATCATTTTCCCTGAGAAATTGATTGAGTTTGTTTTGTGCGGGTTCTCGTGCGGGTGGTGTTGGTTTTCTATCTTCCATAGTAAAGTCCTTGTTAGATATATTCTAATATATTAAAAATGCAAATGCAAGAGGTTGCTCTTCAAGATAAAATTAAAATATATTAACTATTAGATAATTCCCCAAGAGCTATAGAAGAGGGTTAGAGGATTCCTTCCATCATCCTCTCCGTCTGCTTTGGATCTTCAACAGGCAACTCCTTTACCTCAACCCCTAAATAAATATCCTTCCCCTGGTCTACCGCGTCCAACTGCACAATAAATTGTGTCTCCTGGTCAAACCCTTCAGGAATGGCAGCATAAACCAATGGTTTATAGCCCTCTCGTTGCGTTGGACTTGTTATCAATAATCCGTCTGTTATTTTACCGAATGTGTTTTTTTCCATAATAACTCACCGCCTTTCTTGCATATAGAATAAATGCAGGTGATAAAAATACTTCGTTGAAGAAATTATAGCTGTTACTTCGTTTTTGAACATCCCCGCATTGTCCCTGTTGTTCCAGTTCGTGCCGAATAGGGCGAAAGCGCATCTCAAGTCCCTATGTTTTTTATAATTATTAATTTATATTTCATATATTTTTAAGGGGGAGGATTCCCCCTTAACATCCCTCTCAAAGAGCTTTTTTAAGAAGCCGGCAGGAGACGTTGATGTTCGTGTGACCCGAGCCGTAGTACAGATCCCAAGAGAACAGCCCCGCATTGACCCCGTAGTACCAGTGCGCGCCGAAAAGGGCGATCCCCTGACCGGTATTTCTCCAATAATAATCACTATAATATGTAGATGAACTTCCTCCGTTTGTTTTTGGTAAAGCGGCAAAGGGATTATTGGCGTCAAACCCCATCTCGATCGGATTTCCGTCTGTGTTCGCATTTACATAGCTCAACTGCAAATATGGCGAGGCAAAAACATTACTTACATAATCCGCCGCATTCTTGCAAATCCACGCCTGGTATTCATTGATATTTACGCCGTCAACAAATTGCCAGATGTTGCCAAATAGATTTTCAATGCCTCGGTATTTGAAGGGATTTTTGCCATCACTATTGCTTGTGAGTGATCCGCTTGAAGCCACGATACCGCTTGAAAATCCATTTTTCCAGCCAATATTGCACAGAATATCACCTATAGAAATATTAGCCGCCGCGCCATCAAAAGAAATCGCTTTATTACTTGCGTCATAGACATCAATCGCGGTTATGGTTCTACCGTAAAATACTGAAAAATTCCAGGCAATACTTCCTATAGCTATAGGTTGACCGACAACATAATTGGCCGCAACTGCATTTGTAACAATAATCCTATTCACACCGGTTTCGGCAACAGTCGCAGTATGGGCGGCATTTATGTGCCCGCTTACGAACCCGTTCATTATGGATTGCGAATTAAGCGTCGCAAATTCGATTATAAAAAGGGTCTGGAGAACATCAATGACATGAATATCAAGTTGCTGGTAGCCAGCTCCGTTGTTTTGGGCGTAGGTCCTGAAATCAACTATGTTTTTATTAATTAGGGGGTAGGTGTCAGCAACTGAGGTCAATTTATTGCCAGTAGCAAGCGGGCCTGCGGTGTATTTCCCTACATCAATATATGGAAGTTCTACGCTATTTGTGAAATCCCAGAAGCACCAAGGTAAGTATGAACCAGCAAAAGATTGCTTTGAAATCTCCCAAGTTTTATATAAGATTCCATCGCATTTCTTAATATAGAATTTAGGAATACGAATAAACACATTACCTAAAACATCCGTCACTTCTGTAATATCTTTATAAATATCAGCCAAATCAAAATTATTAGTGACCGGAGTCATTCCAACTCCCGCGGCGGCTACCATATTCACAGAGTCGCCTATCCTGGTTAGCGTAGGGCTTGAACCTTTGAGCCAGGAAACACCATAAATTGGGGAAGCCCTTGATGTTCTGCTCACAGAGGTATTTCTTGCTGTTGCAGTTGCTCTATTTGTAGCTGTGGTTCTGTTTAGTGCTGTTCGACTCATAATACATATAGGTTAATGTGTTGATTATAATGGCCTCCAGAACAAAACCAGCGAACCCGTCGCCAGATCGTCTGAATTTACTATTAAACTGGTAGCAAAAATTGCACGCCTCATATCTTTCTCTGTCCCTGCGACAGTTGAAGCTGGAAGAATCAATTTCGTGACAGCCCCATCCAAAATATTAACTGCATGGGCGGAAAAATCAGTATTCACATAAATTCCCACCAATACGGCGGGAGTCGCTGACACAACGACATCAGCATCTGTGGCTAAGTCTACTACAGCCATATTGCACCCGACGGGATAGTTAGTAATTGCGTCATTGACTCTGTCGAGAGTGGTGGCTGGCGTTACTTTCAGATTTGAATTGCCATCCCCCTGTAAATCTCCTCTATCTCCATCATCAAGAGTTGGAGGAGTAGCGTTATATTTAAGCCCTACCTTAACCGGATTACCTGAGTCTGCTGCGCCAGAAGCGACTGCACCCGAAGGAATTGTCTTTAAATTACCATTAACGTCTACCTGTAATCCCACTGCTGCCCCATCCGTAATCGTTGGAGCTACTGAATTATATCGTGCTGGTTGTCCAGCTAATGATGTTGCTTTACCCATATATTAAAAAAGCTCCCATACCGGAAGCCGTGTAAGCCAAGTATGGCTTGAAAATAGATTGTTAAGATTACGTTGCTATCTGTTCCATGAATCCAGCGTTTCCGGCTGTAATATCAGGCATATTGCAACCTCTTAGGACTGTATAGTCAGTTGACCAATCGGTTGCGCCCAGTATTGAACACGCATCAAGAATAACTGTTCCCCCCAGTGTAGCGCTAAGACTGAATCCTGTTGTCATTGTTGTAGCGGTTGAATTAACGGCATTATGGAACATGCAATTCTGGAATAAGACATATCTATCCACATCCGCCGCGCTTGCCGCTTTGAAAAATAGCGCACCCGCGTTATCAGCGAGCACGGGAAACATGCAATTTCTGAAAATATTCCTAGTTGACGCGCTTGCCAGTTCAAGCGTAGCATTGGTTGTTGATCTTGCAATAGTATCAGCTCCTATCCAACAATTCTCAAACAAATTCTCTTCCGCTCCTGACATAGAAACAACTCTGGCCGCCGTATCATCTCCGGTAGTTGAATTTAATATACCGGCTAACTCACAATTTCCAAAATAATTACGATTTCCTGTCACGCTAATCATAACATTAATATCTTCCTCAACCGCCATTTTGAAATTTACAAATCTGTTTCCCGTTCCTGAAATAGTAATACATGGTGAGGTTGCGCCTGAACCAAAACCTATCCTTGCTCTTTGGCCTAACTGAACAGGGGCAGGCGCTCCAACGATACTGATATAACTTTTATCCCAAGTAATCGAGGCTTCTGTGGTAATAGAATTAGCGCTTGGCGCTACGATAATCATATCATAGTTGAAAGTAAGAGATAAATCTTCCGCCTTACCCAATGTTTTAACGGCACTTTTATATGCTCTACCGCTTTTTAGAGTATCGCTGCCAGAATTAGCGTCAACATAAAAAACCCTATTAACAACAGGAATACCATTAGAAAAAGCTACGTTTTGTGGAAAAACTTTAGCTCCAAATCCAAATGCCGGTATATAATTTGATGCGTTCATAAAATAAAACCCCGCCTCTTTCTAGTTTTCTATTATAGGCGAGGCAAACAAAACCTTAATTAGTATTTAATTAACAAATCAACTAACTGATATTCTGTGTCTACTCCCGCCGTTCCTGCGATTACTCCGACGATTGCTTCCCCGCTGTCATAGTCATATTGCTCAAGTGATCCGGCAACGCTCGTACCTGCTGCTACCATATTGCCATTAGTTACAGCCTCATCCATCCAGACAGCGCATGGGCCATATGTTTGTACCCAGCCATAATAAGCATTAGTGATGGCTACGTTTGGCACTCCGGCATTTAGATCATCCTGATCTGTTACCGAGATAACAAGTCCAGAGTAGAAGTTTTTGATAAGATCAACATTTGTTTCCGCGAGTGCTCCGGCTGTATCAATAGCCTCTTTTAGCTTGAATGTTCCGGCTGTTGAGGCAGTGATTGCTCCATGTCCTTCGATTTGATATGCTCTACCCTCACCTGTTCCGTCTTGCACTACCAACCATCCATCCTGATAATCATTCGCTGTTGCTGCTCCTGTTCCGATAGTTACACTTACATCTTTATCTCCGGCTGCCGGCGCTGTTGCAAAACTGAGATTAATTCTTTGCGCGTCTACTGTTGCCGCTACCGCAAGTTTACCCCGACCGAGTGTTGATCCTCCGGCTAGGGAATATCTCCATGATCTACCCGTTGAGTCTTCACGTAGTACCGACCCAAGTTGAATCAACCTTGTTGAGCTTATTTCTGTTACTAATGATGGTGATAATGGTGTCATATTTTTATTCTATTCTCTACTCAATTCCGTCAATATTATATAATTGTCCGTTCCTTCTTGGTTCGTATGCACAAACGTTTCCTATGATTGCAAAGTAGGCTACTGTCCCGAGTTGTGTAACAAGCGATTCATCTGATCGGTAGAACCATCCCGCCGGAGAAGGAGGCATATCAATCATAGCTGCGGTCGATTCGTACCCTTCACCCTGTCCAAGACTGACTTTCTCATATCTGTCTTTAAGTCTTGAAGGTACTCGATCATTTCCGAACCAACCGAATGTTCTTTCGTTAAGGAAATAGAGGCTTTCCGCTTTTGCCATATCATCTTTGATGATAGGAATGTTACGAATGAATAACGTAGTAAAGCCTGCGCGTCCTCCAAATTCGCCCGGAGCTAATACTTCAAGTCCTTTGAGTGGTAATTTAGGCAGAGAATTAGCACTGTATTGTGCTTGTAAGAATGGTGTCATTAATTCCTCTTCATATCCCCAGATGGTTTTTGTAGTAACTCCGATGGTGGGTGATCCTTCTTTTGATCCGGAGGCGGAAATGGTATCAATCATCGTGGTTTGCTTAGCAATAGTTATTACACTGGAAGCGTCTGTATAAGTTCCTTTAAGTACTGAATAAGTAGTTTTACTCTGTCCGCCTATTGAAGTTTTAAGAGTTCCGTTATCTGCAAATGAGTCAAGCCCTTCCGGTTGATCGCCTACTCCCGCGTCAAAGATAACATCTCCAAGTTCTTGGGTAACAACCGCTGCTGCTTCTTTGTACTTAAATGATTCAAGATCAATAACTCCTGAATCTCCATCATTTGCGAAATCTTCAAAGTCAATTTGTACCTTAGGTTGTACTCCCATTACGCGGGCATAGTTTAATTCAATAGTGTTATTGATTGCTGACGCTGATAATTCTTCTCCGCCGCCACCCAACCATCTAAACTGACTATCCCTAGAGTGTGTGATTGTGAAGGTTTTATATTTACCGGAGAAAGACTTACCCATTGAGAAGACACGAGAGCCGAATGTGGTAGCAACTAATACGTTATCAATTACTTTACGATATAAATCGCGTTGACTAAAATTTTCAACTCGATTGCTTAATGATATTCCGTCGTATGAACCTGAAAATGATCCCATATTTTTAAAATACAAAAAACCGCGTCTAGCGCGGTAAAGTCCTTTTAACTAATGCTAATTATAAAATACTTAATTCTTGCTTGTCAATAGGCAATTTTATTACTATTTAACTTTGATTAAATCTTCTATATTAGTATTGTGTAATTCTTTATATGATAATCCGCCCTGATTATTGATGGTTGCCCGTCCGCCGCCGGATATTGGCGCGGTCGTTCCGATAGTGGTCGCGGTAGTTAATACTTCAGGGTGTTCATAAAATACTTCTTTGAGTGTTGGTACATAATCGATACCCTTTGCGGCGTTTTCATCAATCATTTTTTTAAGTTGGGTAAGTAGTCTGACTTTTGCGATATTCCCCTGATCGTTTTTATCTTCGGCGTTTACTATTTTTGGTACTTTACCCGCTTCTGCTAGTTGTTCAAATTGAGTCTTCCATAAATTCTGAAAGCGCGTTGCTCCTTCAGTGGTTTGTGCTTCCTGATCCTGTCTTGCCTTTTGTTCCGCCTGTTCTCTTTGGGTTAATACTTCCTCTGTTCCCTTTCTCGCATTTTCCTGAATAAATTTTGCTAACTCGTTTGGATCAGTTGGCAATTTTGCCTCTTCTTTTTTATTAAGTCCTAGAGCTTCCGCTATCTTAGTCAATACCGACTTTGATACCTTTTCCTCAATATCTTTGATGTCCGGTTGCTGTTGAGTTGGTTCTTGATGGGTTGGTTGTGCTGGTTCTTGTACAGGGGTTGCTTGCTCAACTGGTTTAACTGGTGGAGTTTCTATTGGAGGAGTGATTTGATTGCTTACTAATGGCTCAGGCATATGTATATATTACTCTATTTTAATTCTTTTTTCAACTACCTAATATAGATAATAGTGTATTATTTAATCAATCCCATTTTTTGAAGCATACCGCCTATTCCTCCTCTTGGTGAGCCTTGCGGGGTGGCCGGAGGTTGTGTTGGTACTTGAGAAGTATTTGCAGGTGTTGGCTGTTGTGGTGCTTGAGGTGGGGGTGGTTGCATACCTTGTGCTGGTTCTTCTTGCGGCACAACTGATCCTTGTATAACTGTGTCCGCTATTTGCTGTATGCTCTTCCCTTTGACTATCTGTTGATACCACATATCGGGGTTTGTGTTGAATAGATATAATGCTTCCGCTCTGCCTTCCGGGTCTGGTATTCCCATATCTTTATAATAATAAAATGGCTCAATAAATTTAGTGGCTGCCATGTTCTGGGCGTTCCTTTCCGCTCTTAGCTTATCAGTTGTTGAGGCTTTAACTACAACTTCCATCCCATCATCTATGGAATCATTATTGATTCTTAAATAAAGGTATTTTCCTTCTTCAATCCCTGCCAGTTGTTTAAAATGTTCCTCTGTATATCTCAACTTCATCATGTGAAGTCTTGCTTTTATTGATTCGGTTGATACATAAAGGATTGTACTATTGACTAGATCATCATTTTTAGTGAAATCCGCCTCTCTTGAGATTTGGTTAGTTGTTGCGACATCGCTTGTAACTTCTCCTCTTGTAGCTCCATGCGTACCAACTTTTGAAAACATTCTATCCCTGCGTTCCCTGATATGTACAAACATTTCTGCCGGCGGCATTTCCGGTTGAATAAATTTATGAACATTATTTAAGTCTCCATTGACATCGCAAATATCGGAGTTTGGATCATCCATATCTATCTTTTTAATGTCTTTCTTCGTCATTCCTGAATCCTTAGACCACATATGCTTACCTTTGTGATTCACAACAAAGTAATCTGTTTGACGCTCTACACTATCCATTGATTTTTGAAGCGGTATTGCTTGTTCTATGCGTGAGGTTTCATCTACCGCGCTTCTTAGGAATTGATCAAATGTCATAAAAATAAAGGGCTTCTTAGGGTACTTAAAATAATTATTAAATATCCGCTTTACTTCATATCCCTGCGGTTGTTGTCCGGTTAAGACAACTTGCTCCATCATCTCAGGCGATACGGGCTGTCCGTTTATCATGGTTACATCGTGTCCCTCATAATCCCAGTTTGGATTCTTCATGTTATCAAGTATTGTTTTCTTACCCAGTTTCCAACAAACACCCGACATAAATTTAAACTTGGGGTTTTTTCCAGGGTCGTAATCTTCCGCTTTATCAAACCAGTCATACCAAGTTTCCGCTACTCTTATTTTTTGCGCAAGCAACACCTCTTCTTTATCCTGACCCATCAACAAAGGGTGCGCGCTCTCAACATATTTTTTTATCTCTTCTTCTTTCTTGGGAAATAACATCGCCCATTCTTTAGCTGTTTTCTCTACATAATGAATAACAAACATCATCTCATCAGGGTTAGAGGATAAGGCTGTATGATCTAGTAAGATGTGCTCAGGATTGATGACTTCTTCTACATATTCGCCTATTTCCTTTTTATTCGCGTCCCATCTGTACTTTTTAGCCGCAATCAAATAAACAGGCATATGCTTAAACATCATGGAAAGAATATTTTTATTCGTATCGCTGTTAATGTCTATATCAAAAAACTTAGTCAATAACTCTGCTGTCTTCTTTCGCGCTTCATCCATTGAAACCCCTCCGGCTTTAACGGTAATATCCGGCATTTTAGAAACTGCAAGGGATTTTAATATTGCCTCAAACTCATAAATCACGTTATCTAAAAACTCTGATTCATACTTTTTGAGGTTTTGGCCTAGTAACTGCCTACCGAATAAATACTTGAGGTTTTGTTTGCGTCTGGCAGTGAGATTTGATCCACCATCGGCAATAGGCTTATCCCAGTGTGATTTTGCTTCTGTTTCAAGATGATTGAGATAGGTCAATAGTTTTTTTTCTTCGATATCCACATTTAATGGGGATAAGGTGTTAATAACCCCTGTGGTTGGTTCAAATCTATTCGTTGGATCTACTATATTGCTCATGTTGCTAAATTATAACACTAAATATAAGAATGTGTAACTTCTTGTATTTTTACTATACCCTGATAAATTAATTCCTGCTTACAATTAGGATTGCGACAAGTATATTTTTCCCCTCTTTTTACCTCTGCTTTACTATCGAAATGTACCACCTTATTGCTTGAAAAGTATAGTTGACTGATCTGACAATTAAAACAAAAATATGTTTTTATGTGTGTATCTATAAAATACTGATCTTGAATCCAAAAGTCTACGGTATTATTTATGTTTTGCGGTACCTTGGTAAATGTATAGTGTATATTTTCCGGTGTGCGCTGTGGTTTGAGAATCACTTGCGGGCTTTCTTCTGCGTCGAATCCGGGTAGGATGGCTTTAACTTCTCCTTGATATTGAAGCGTTTTATTTTGCGTGTACGGACAGAAAAACATTTTAACGCCTTGCTCTTGTGTTCCAGCTAACAAAATGGTCAACACGTTTTCGCCTACTATTGATCTCATATTTAATCGTCTTCTTCTCCGAAAATATCCTTGTCCTCTTGTATTGTTGTCTTTGCTTCTTGTATTTTATCATAATTGACAGCGGAGATTTTACCGTCTATCCATTTAAGATGTGTACACAAGTAACGCAATGCGTCTGCTTCATCATCTGGACCATCAGTATCAAGATCATCTTTTTTTAACTCGTCGTATACCAGCATAGGTAAATTCTTAATCAAGAAGTTACATTTATCTGAAATAATCATGTAAGGCAATCCATCAGGGGCAAGAGATAACCATTTTCTAACTGCTTGCCAGCCGTTTGGCCTGTTGTTATTCGCGGGAGTAAAATGTATACCTTCACTTGTAAATTGATCTAATATTGAAAGCGATCCGTCCTTCGCTTTGGTGTTAGTTGATGGGTCTATTTTAAGCATTGCAAACTCGCCTATTCTTTCCTCGCGTTGCTTGATTATTGCCGCCAGTTCTTGTGGTGTTTTCTTGGTAAAACGTATCTCATCGTATAACCATAGACGATAAAAATATGATCCTTGCCACGGGATGCTTTTCATGCCTCCAAGTAGAAGCACAAAGGGGCGGGGTGAATATCCCCAATCAGAAGCACCGACAAACGTAATATCATCTTTGGGGATAAAATCGCTTGTAACATTAACATATGGATCAAAGTCGTCAAAAAATTGTCCCTCAAATACGTTCCAATCTCCATGCCTCCACGCTCTATAAAGATTAGGCTCTGTCTTCTTGAGTCCGTTGAGATATAACATATATCCCTTATCTCTAAGTAGAATCGGGTTATCTTCTATTGTTGCAGGTATATATATCCTACTTCTTCCATCATTCCCTAGAAATACCTGTCCATGTCTGGCAGGTTTTACAAACCTATCATATACCCAATGATGGCCTACACTTCCGGGGTTAGTGGTATTGAATACTTGCGGCACTAATTCAGGATGTGAGGTTCTAATTGATCCTAGTATTTGTGTGTAATATTTTTTTTGTGGTATTAATGTTAATTCTTCAATTAACAGCCTTTGATACTCATGGCCTAAATATTTTTCATAAGATGATCTATCCTTCAAGTGTCCTAGCCTAAACTTTGCACCACTAGGCCAGCGTATTTCTGCGGGTTTTCCTACTATTTCCGCCCCTGCGTACTTAAATAAATAGCTTGCTCTATCAATCCAATCAACTAAATCCTCATAACTTTTTCTTAAAACTAACGCCCTGTAGCGTGGGTGGTGTATATAATATTTATCACGTCCATCATCAAATTTACCTATCTTCTCTCCATGTAGCCATTGTATGCCCGCATCTGTTTTACCGGGACCGCGGGCTCCGCCAAATAAGATCTCAAATACTGTTTCTGCTGAATATGACAAGGCTAGTGCTTGCTTGGGGAATGGAATCCATTTACCATCATTCATTATCCTTCGATGGTAAGTATGGCCACGGACTGGCTATCTTCTCATCACCGCTTGTGTGGTCTGTTCTGTCTTTCCAACCAAACCTATTTTTCATGTTGAATATCCATGTGGTTGCATTGAACGATCCTTGTTCTTCTACTTCTTTCACTACGGCATTGCCGGCTTGGTCTTTACTGGCTATTTTACGCTTGTATAAAAATGGTTTACCCTGCGTTGCGTGTATGCCCATCTTCTCCCATTCATATAAACTTAATGTCCTGCCTTTTTTATAGGAGTCGGAAAAATTAAGGTGAACCTTCTTCCATTCGTATAGTGTATCTTCGCATACATCAACAACTGCTCCGAATGAATCAAAGCTATATCCCTTACTCATATGCTCAATTAGTTTCTCGCAGTATTCTGGTTTATATTTTGATGGCGCTCCAAGCGGCGTCGGCTCTGTTGCTGGTTGTGGTATTACTTGTGGATTAACTATATTGTCAGACTGTAGTGGCACTGTGACTGCAGACTGATCTGTAATAACTGTCGGTTGTTCCGTTTGGTTATCCATATTATTTTTTATGTTTATGATATTTATGCGCTTGCGCTCCGGCGTAATTCTTGAAATATCTATTACATTCCTTGCAATATGTTTTTAATTTGTTCGCTGAGTTAATAGCGTCTTACTCTTCTTGTATATTTTTATCCCATCCCTCATCTGTTTTATCGGGTACGGTAGTAAATAATTGCTTTATGTATTCAAATATATTTTTCATAATTTCTCTTTTTTTATGCTTGTATTTATTTCGTCAATAACGTCAATCATGTCCGTAAACTCTTGTTTCAACTCGTCAAATGATCCATTATAAGAATTATTGTAAGTAGTCCCATTGTTTACCTGTCTCATGTGTCCTATATGATACTTGTCCACTTGATTATCTTTAATCGAGACCTCCACCGATATATTACCGCTCTTAACTAGCTTCTCTGATCTGATTATTTTTTCCGTTGTTAAATTCATAATTTACTCAGTAATTTTTCTGTTTCCTCGTCTTCCGCTTTTAATCTAGGATTATTTTCAATTCTAATCTCATCTACATCTGGCCTCTCTACGCTACTAATAGGTGATTTATTCAACTCCACTATTGCTTGAGTGTATCCCAACTTCGGTAACATGTAATGCCTTGTTATCTCATTACGCGTAGAAATTGGCAAATCACTATCTACTATCTTAGCGACTACATCCAATACTGTCAATTTTGTTGTCCTTGTCTTCTTCATATAAAATAATATTTTGAGCGATTACCCCTATTATATTTACCATCATATTTCCTGTGACAGTCTATACACAGAATAAACCAATTCTCAAAATTCCTATCATAAATACCTGTTTTATTAGCTAATTCCAATTTACTTTCAGTTGTTCCACAATTAAAGCATTTATTATCTAATTCTATATTCCTATGTATCCAAGCATGTAATGCATTATAGCCAACGTCTTCACCTTTCCATAATGGATGATTTTTGCCTTTTTTGGCTTCTGATACTTTTTTGTGCCATTCTTCTGTATATTTACCTTCACCCCAATCGGTAATTCTAGCACAACTTCGTGAACAATGTTCTGTCAATAGCCACACAGTCTATCCCCATTTAGAAGGCTTTTTGAATTGAATTTTACAATTCTTACAGCTTTTGAATCTCAAAGAACTATTTCTAGGATGTATCATTTTTTAGTCATAAATTTCTTACTTATGTCTTGTTTTTTTATTTTTGCGTTTTCCAACATCTTGTGATGTCGGGTAAAACCCGAGTATACATACTTAGCATTTTTAATATCTTTTGCGCTAACTCCTGCCAGTTTATCTGTTCCATATGTGTCTACGAACTCCTTGGATAATACCCCATTGACATACGGTTGATACATGTCCGACCCGTATTCCTTACGGTGTAACTTCGTCAATGGACTCGCAAAGTCATACAGATTCTCTTTCTTTGGCTTGGGTATTCCCTCGTTTTCCGACTGACAACTAATCCCGGGCAGTACTCCATATTCCCTGTCAATTATCGCCTCTTCATTTTGACACTGCGGGCATTTCATTTTTTCTCATCTTCACAAACCACGCTTACCCCGTCGCATGTGATAAGTAATATAGCAACAGACACCGCTGATCTTAGTGCCTCGGTTAGTACAAGCGCCGGATCAATTATACCTGATTCAACAAGATTCTCAAGCTGATTACTTACCACATTAACACCCCAACCGTAGGGCTTATCTTCTATCTTAGCCATATAGTAACCTGCGTTAAGTCCTGCATTCTCAAGTAGTTTCTCAAATGGCTTTTCAAGCGCGTTGTGTAGTATCCTGAAAGCGTACTCCTCGTTTGTGTTATTTGCCTCCAGTTGCTTACGGATTGATAAGAATGATACCTCTCCCCCCGGCATGATTCCTCCCTCTATTGCCGCTCTTGTTGCTCTGATTGCGTCGTCTACTCTTTCCTTGCGTTCGTTCATTTCAACCTCTGTCGCCCCACCGGTCTTGATAACATAAACCCCGCCCGTCATTTTTGATAGTCTTTCTTTCAGTTTTTCTGCGTCTAAATCTGACTCCGGGTCTTTGAGTAACATTTTGATTGATTCTTGCCTGTCATTGATAGCCTTGAGATTCCCCCTATTGCCTAGTATTGTAGTTGCGTCCTTACTCGCCTTAACCGTCTCCGCAAAACCTAGATACTCAAATGGTACGTCTTTTAATTGCTTATCGCTTGCCTCATCAACCACTTGTCCGCCTGTCATTATGGCTATGTCTTCAAGTAACTCGCGTTTATATTTACCAAATGCCGGCGCTTTGATTGCTAGTATATTCATTAATCCCCTGCGCTTATTCTCTATAAGAGAAGCAAGAGCTGCGCCCTTCACATCACTGGCGATAATAACTAGGTTTCTGATATTTTTAGGTTTCAAACAATTTTCGTAAAATGCCAGAAACTCGTACGCGTCGTCTATCTCCCGTTCCAAGAATAAGATACGAGCGTTCTTGACGGTGGCCGTGAGTGTTCTTGGATCAGTTATAAAGTAAGGAGATAAAAACCCTCTGTCTATACTTATACCCTCTTCGTGTTCCAGCGTGGTATCGTTAGACTGACTTTCGTCGGCGACAATTATCCCCTCAATTCCTATCTTGTGGTATGTTGAGCCGATCATCTCACCTAGTATCTTATCTTGTGATGCTACCGTAGCAATCTGTATTTTCTCCTTTTCGTTTTTTATCGGTTTTGCTAGTTTGGTTATTTCCGAAATTAATACATCTCGTCCCCGCTCTAGTCCTGCAACTAATGACATGGGATTGATTCCCGCGTCAATAAGTATCATCGCTTCTTTCGCAATCTGATAGCCCAGAACCACAGTCAATGTTGTTCCATCGCCTACTCGTGATACCTGCTTTTCTGCTGCTTCGCGGAGTATTCCCGCTCCCAGCGCCTGGAATGGATCAAGAGGTTGAACGAATCTTGACACTTTCAAACCGTCATGAAATACATCAAAATCAAACCCTTTGTTAATCGCAATATTGCGTCCTTGAGGTCCCTGCGTAGTAGCTACGAGATTATATAACTCCTCCGCTCCCTTCATTAATTCTCTTCTTGCTTCTTGTTTGTTTTTTGTTTTCGTGTATGGCATATAGTATGTTTATTGTTTTTTCGCCTTGTTGCTTTCCTCAATTTTGAGCAAAATTCTACCAAAAGGCGCTATGGCGAATTCTGTCCTCTTCCCCTTGTATTCAAGTTTAGTTTTCTCAGCTCCGGCTATGGAATATAAAACCTTATTTCCTACCTTCACCGGTGATGATACGTTAATGCCATAATCGTTTAATCTGTCCTTACCTACTGCGATCACTTCGCCTTTATAAGTCTTACCAAAATTATCAACAACTTTGAAATCTGAATTGGTATCGGTGTCAAAGGGTAGTATTAGAATAAATCCAGGCATTGGGGTATATGTGTTGGTAATGTCCATAATCATATTATAACATATCTTGCTTATTGCATCTATGTCCTTTCGCTCCTCTCCTTAGTTCGTGATAATATCCTCAGATAATTTTACTTACACCGGAAACGGGCTACTAAGACATTTTCTACTGTCCTCCTCAAATATACTCCTTTCGCCGTGAAAAGTAAATATATACGGTTTGATATGAGGTATAAATCGATTCCAGACGTTTGAGATTACGGAGCTGTACGATTCCACCTACCGTTAGTACAATCTAATTGTATGACTAATATTATCTAGCCTTATATTACCACTTGACATATGCTAACCGTTAGTATATACTAATACTCAGGCAGGAAGAAATAAAGAAGCGGAAGGGGTAGAATATAATACACTCTGCCCCCCGACTTCACAAACAATATGAAATTCCTCGAAAATAGCAACATAACAATATCAGAACCAAAACAACTGGCAAAAGTATTTCAAGACTTACTAAAGCTTGAAGACAATATTGACATCGAAAAAGAGCATTTTTATGTTATGCACATGGACACACGAAATAAAGTTAAAATGGTTGAACTTGTAGCTTTGGGGATACTCAACTCTGCCCTAGTCCATCCAAGAGAGGTATACCGCAGAGCAATATTAGAGGGATCAGCGCAATTGGTGATAGCTCATAATCATCCATCGGGAGATCCGGAGCCATCCGATGATGATATTAAAATAACAAAACAATTAACTAAAGCCGGAGAAATAATTGGTATTACAACATTGGATCATGTAATTTTCACGCACAAAAATGAAGGTTTTTATAGTTTCAGAAATAATAAAAAAAATATAAAAAGAGAGGGGGTGAAAAAATATGGAATTAAATTTAACCTCAGACGAAATTAGGATAGTCCGATCAGCTTTGAGTCGAACAATCATAAATTATTTGCATGATTCTTCAATGAATGTAGAAGTTGATGAGGCGATCCAAACTTATGAACACATCCGAAAAATAACTGACAAAGCATATCCGAATTGGTTAAAACCTAATGCGAAATTGCAGAAAATATTGGATAGTTTATAGCTTTCTACTCTCCTCCTCGCCGTGAAGGCACGAGGGGGAGGAGAGATGAGGAGCTAAAAAATATATGAAATATTTTTACAAAACATACGAATTATATAATGTTAAAAAATTAAAAGACGATTATAATTATCATGAAATCGAAGCAAACTATAAAAGTCCTCCGGTTGAGGGAAATCCTAAAATAGAAAAGCTGGGAAGATTTTATAAAAAAGATTTAAAGCAAATAATATGAATAAACAAAAAACAATCAGTAGGTATATGTCAGATATGGCGCGAAAGTACTCAGATAGTTTGACGCCGGAACAAAGAAAGGCAAGGGCGAGCAAAGCAGCTCTTGCTATGTGGAATAAAAAGAAGGAGGTGATTAACCATGATAAGTAAACGCAGACTAAGATTTCGTTTTCGTAAATCCCCTAAGTTAATAAAAGCCTTACTCTTCTTTGTTTGGCTGTAGTACGGAATCATTAAGACAAAAGTTCAGGGAAAGATTCTCTTTCTTTGAATTGCAGTTCTTACTGTTTCCGTTGCCACGCAGGTGAAGACTTTGAATAGGGTTTCCTTTATGGGGAATGTATCCTTAAGTTATTAGCTTGGAAGTATTTACCCGGCTGTCTGTCCGTACTTCTGCATTGTTTACTTATTAGGTTTCTGGCCTATTGATTATGTAGACTCATTCCTACGTTTCACTAATTGACAGGCGGTTAAACAACAACCCATTATCCTATCTGTTACCCTTTCCCCTCAGCGGTCTATTTGGAGGCGACCGCACCCCAGCCTTCCAGTATTCTGTTTATCAGGCAAATATTATATAGACGCTTCCTGTTCCCTACTGGTGGTATTTTCCTACGCCGTGAGATTTCTTTTCCATTCTCTAAATTTCTGGTATTGATTGGCTCTTTGCCAAGCCATAGTTTTTATCTTTGGGGGAACTTTAGAAATGCAGATTTCTTTTATTCGATCTTGCGATAAATTAAACTCAGAAGCTAATATATTATAGTTTTTACCCTCAATCCATTCAAAATATATTTTCCAATCACGTTTATCGTTCATAAAAAAATCCCCTTAATGTGCAATATGCAAAAATCCATTCTCATCGAATTGAAAGGCAGTAGCAAGAGCGTCATATACAGGTTTTTCTATATCCACACTATTAAGTTTTTTTATTAAATCCAGCATTATTAAATGAGTAATTGTAGTGCCGATTTCTTCACGCGAATATCTTATTGAACCATCATAATTGGCAGGTACCCAATTTCCCTCATATCTTTTTTCAAGAATTTTCTTTGCTTGTTTTTCGTATTGTTCGTATGTTTTCTCCATAAAAAAACTCCTTTTGTCTCGGTACGGTACAGTTCTGGCTAAACCATACCAAGACAAAAAGAGTCTTGTTCCCAGAACTGATTTCTTATTTCAATTATATCTCTTTATTTTAATTTGTCAAGACGTGTCCCTCATTGTGATAACTTTTGCACTCTTGGCATTCTTCTTTCTTCTCTCCGCCCGGTTCTTCTGGCTTAACTTGTACATCGTCAACAGTCAGATCAATCCCCGGAATGTCCAATAATTCAGAAAAGCTCGTTTCAATCTCAAATCCAATCTCATTATTGTACTCATACAATCCTTCCTCGTCCACCCTCCCATAAATACTTACCTTAGTTAAGAGGCGTTCTTTTGCGTCTTTCTTGTTATCAGCTTCGATGTAGTCAACCGGAATTGCCGGGATGGCGTAGCCTTCTTCTTGTAACTTGAGTAAAACACGCAAGCGTTGTGTACCGTCCAGTATTTGTTTTTTGCCTTCAGGGTCTATCCATATCTGAATCGGAGAATCGAAGCCCTTTGTAATTATAAGATCGTGGAGTTTGGAGTAATTTACCTCGCTTAATGATTTCAGGTTACCCTGAAATTGCGACAAGGTGTCTATGGTGCATAAGTCCGCACCTTTACATCGTACTTTTATTATCTTCTCTTCCATATCTTACTCCTGTATCTAACCTTATAGAATTCCCCAGATCACCGTTAGGCTTTCCAGAGAATTTTATGAAGTTGGATTATTCTTCCGGCGACTTTCCCCGCTTCTTATTCCTGCTATTCTTCCTTCTTCCGATGTGAATTTATGCGCCCTGCCAAGCTTATGCGCCATTTTCCCACCCATACCCGCAATTTCTTTCCGGCGTTTTACAGACATACTCGCGAAACCTCTTTTTGCTATGTTATTCATAATTTTATCCAATCAAATAAAACAAGCGTAAATAATCCGACAATAAACGAGAAAACAAATATAGCTATAAAATATAGATAATCGTTATTTTTCATTCTGATAATTCTGTTCCGCAAACAATCGGGGCAATCTTTATCACCAACACCCATTCCCACTTCTTCAATGTGAGTATCGGCAATATGATAACTGCCCATTGAGTCTTCAACTTGCATACCCACTTCTTCCAAAACCTCATCGCCAATATGCTCACAATCTTCATTCTGTATGCAATTTGCATCGTTGTGTTTCATAAGTCCAACCCTCCCATGTATACTCTTGCCGCTCCAACCCTCTCCTTTATCGCCTGAAAGTCCTCCGGCGTAAAATCAAACGTGTATCTTTTGAGCTTTTTCTCGGGCGCGATATCATCATAGGTATGATTTTTCCTGATCTGTTCCTCTCTCGCTTCGTCTGCATTGGCTTTGTAGAGTTCCTTCAAAATGAGCTCTTCGGGAGTGTTGACTAAACCAAAAACAAGCTCGCCTTTAATTTTTTTAAGCAGTTCAGCATATCCCGCTATCTGCCAAAAATAGTCTTTCTTCGCTTTATCTTCTGTAACTGCCGCGAATGTCCATATCGTCCAGCTAGCTTTTGTGTCAATTACCCTGTCTTTCGCCGCGGAAATATCCGGCGTACCACGAACATAATCATTCTCGAATCTCGTTTTGTTTTTAAAATATGTCTCCTTCGTAACCGTCTGTAAAAGATCGAGTATATCGGATTCAACCATAATGCCTTTTGTCATTGGTGCGGTTTGTATAAAGTCTTCCCGGCTATATACTTCTTGGATGTAACATTTTCTTATCATCTCTTTGGCTGTTTCAGACAAGGGATCGGATTTTACACGGCTGTTTGTCATCAGCGCCGGTAAACTTGATACTCTGAATTTATAAGTTGAAAAGTCGTTCATAAATTTGCTTTTAATAACATCGCTTCTGCTTTTAATTTCTGCAAATCGCTATATGTCTCAACGCTTCTTGCTCTTCCGTCTTGGACTTTAGTTATAAATTTATCAGCTACAACAATAACGGAATTTATTAGCGAAGCAATCTGTCTAATATCAGGAAAACTTATAACTTCTTGCACGTCGTAAGTTTTATATGCTTGATTGTGGCCAAATAACCCAATTTCACTCCCCAAGGGTTCACTAACATAACTAACACATTGCTCGTTGCCCCAACCGACACAACTATTTGGCTTCATTTTTACAATACAACCCCTCATTAACTGATTATTTTCGTTCATTTTTTAGCCTCCTTTTTTATTCCCTCATCTACATCTTTTGCTAATTTGTCAGCCTCTTTATTTTCCAATTCTTTCTTTTTAGCTTCAAAGAGTTTTCTTGTTTCGTCGTCTACGATATGTTCCTCACACTGTACAAGAGCCTCAATATTCTTTGAGTCTTTAATGTGAGTTATTATTCTTCCTCTTTCTTTATTGTTTGCCACCTCTTCCGGCAATACAGGTTGATTGTCAACATATTCGTAATTATTCTCTCCCCTGATAATTGCCTGATCTGCAAGTTGCGCTGTCTGCATTTGTGTGCTAAGAGGGGCGTACTTCGATAAGAGAAGCTTTAAAACGGTTTTCTTACTCATGGCATCAAAGTTATCTACCCACATTCCATAGCCTTTTTTAGCTGTCGCGGAATATCTGACACCATGCGCTTTGAGTTCTTTGGTTGTCATATACATAGACTTTGAAAACCCGTTTAGAAGTTCAAAGTAAGCGATGTAACCGATGACCGGAAGTTTATCGCGGTTCTCTTCTTTCCAGGAAAATTTAATACTGCCGGTCAGTCTGTCGTGTGTCTCAATTTCGCCCTCCCGCACATCAGATGTATTGATTGTTTGGAATTGTCCCGAGCGCATGGCTAATTGGATAAAACCCTTGTATCCAAGCTGAAATTGAGCCTCCACAACTCCGGTTTTATTTTTATAACCGATAATGTAAGCAAAGCCAAGATTTTGGTTGATGGGAAGATCAAGAGTAGCGGCTATCATCGCGGCATTTAAAATTGTTTTTGGTTCGGCTGTTGATAATTTATTGTCGGTGCTAACTACCGATAGAAGAGAGGCTACAAACCCATTTGCTTTTTTGCCGAGTACGTCGTTAAATCTTTCTTTGACGTAATCGCTTTGAGTCATTTTTTTTAGATCATTTACGGTTGTAATTTGCTTATTCATATTTTTTAATGCCTTCTAGTAATTCGTCTGCTATGTCTTGTAATTCTTCAAGTTCAATGCTGTCGAATTGCCTGCTGAATGTTCCTCTACCGTATTGAGCCGCTTCGTATATCTTTGCTCTGATTATGTCTTGAACTTCAGGTATCATAATACACATCCATACTAACACATCTATATATTATCTGTCAATACTCAAAAATCTGTCTTGTATCTCAATATCGGTCATCAGGTTCTGTGAGTCAGCGATCAGCATGTCTACTTTTGCCAGTTCCGTAACCGGATGCAGCATACCCTCAGAGAGGCGTGTAAGCCGTTTCTCGCGGGCTTTTTGTAGGTTAATGAGTGTTTGTACGTTTGTCATGTTATTCTTCCTCAACTGCCCTTTCGACTTCTTCTCTCCGGCACCGACCATGTTATAGCATCCCTCGCATACCAACATTAGCCTGATTATTCCATCTGTCATAAGTTCAACCGGATATTTTCTTGTGTCTTCTCCGCATAGATCGCAGGTGTTCATAATTATTTCTGTTCTAATATCTTTGTCAATAGAAAATATCCCTTTATTCCTCTTCGTCAATATAATCGTCGTAAATGTGATAATTGCTGTAGTTGTCCATTAATTTACCCCCACTTTCTTCGCGCAGCTCCACAATTTAAAGCTATTCCCATTTTCTACATAGAGTTGGTGAGCTACCTCCACATTAATTTTCCAATTCAACAAGAACTTACCTTGTGTTTTCTGCCAATATTCATTAATTTGGAAAATTCCGATGTCCCTTGATCCCGTAGGGGTATTCCCCGTAGTGTTAACAGCCTTAGGATTCCTTGCGTGATTCTCACAATCAAGAATCCTGTTTGCATAATCACTATTAGAACCAAATACTTCTTGAATATAATTATCAATCTGCTCCCTCTCGGTTAATTCGTGAGGAGCCACATATTCCTGGGTTTTAGCGTAGACCAAGCTTCCGAAGAGTTTATTTGTTTTGTTGACTTGCTCCGCGTACCAAAACCAGGCAACAAAAAAGAAAGCAACAAGAATAATTAATAAGACCATCCCGGCTGTTCCCCATTTTATCCCCCTCCTGTAGCCTCGGCTATTCCAGACCAGAGGAATACTTAAAGGTTTTTGTTTTTTAGTGCGTAAAAGATTTTTCATATTATTTTTTTAAATAATTTTTCAACCCATATCACTCCGTAATATATCGGTAAAGTGATGGGGAGTAGTATTATGGCGATGTAGTGTTTGGTTCTCATATTTCTTAGCTCCTCAGCTCTCTGAACACATCTATAGTAGCACATCCATTGTATTTGTCAAGTGGTTTTGCAATGTTCTTACATTATTCTTATATTCGCGGCTAGGTTGAGGCTATCAAGTCTACTTCGAAAATTTACCCCATTATATTTAGTTGGAATTGCTATTATGTTTTTCATAAAACTTTCAAGAATTATATTTCAACCACTCCTCTATCGCTCCGTCATTCCTAGTAACATAAACCCACCATTTACTAACAAAAGGATTTTTACTCTTGATTTTATCTTTAACAAAAGGCCACCATATACGCATGGGGCAACGGGGATATATAGGATTTTTCTGAAAAAAGTCTAATATTTGAGAATACATAACAGCCATTTCAGTTTCAGGGATTTCAACCTTTTCAAGCCTCAAACCATTAAGGATACGATTGTCAATTTCTACACAGGTTTTTTCCTCCGGTGTTCTCTTACTCATCATTAAACACATTCCATTCCATTCGTTGTTAGATCGAATCCACTCTTCTTTATTATCTCTTACTTCTTCTTTAACCGGAAAAATGCCTTTAACAGAATTTAATTTTATAAAATTATCACCTATTGAAACAACATCTCCTGAATTGATTTTAATAGCCTTTTCTATTTCGGCTTTTTGTTCTTGAGTAATAATTATTGTTTTATTACCTTGTAAAAGTAATTCGTATTTTTTCATAACTTTAAAACTCTCAAACCCTCTTTTTGTCCACTTCTAAGCCAATTGCGGGCAAAGGCTCTATAGTCTTTTTTAACTTTCCCGCTTGATGCAATCCAGTCTTTCATTTTTTCTATCTCAAACTCAACATTTTTATCAGGGAATTTTTCTTTTAATTGAGATATAAAAACATCATCATCTAATATCTCTTTTCCCCCCACACCCTCCTTATTATGATTTATTATTTCTGATTTATGATTTATGGAGGGTATATATACCCCCTTCATACCCCCTTCATACCAGTTTCTAATATCTATAGATAATTGACTTATAAGAATCTTTTTAGCCTTATCGTTTAATTCGCCTGTATAATTTTCATATTTGCCGGCATTTTTGAGAAAAACATACCCGTCTTTAAAATACATTTTTCCTGCCTTCTCTGCTTTTTCCTGAAATACCCGTATCTTAGCGGTATCTATACCCGTATCAAAAGAGGTTTTTTTATTAGGACATTCATAGCAAGCTATTATGTTTACACTCTCATTGGTCAGGTAATAAATGAATAATAGTTTTTCTAGTGGAGAAAGTTCGATGAAAAAATTATCTGAATATATTTTAGTGTGCAAGATTCGTGTTTTCATTTTTTTACCTCCTCTTGAGATACAACAATAAATCCTTTACCTTCGCAACCGTGGCATTTTATAGTTCCATATTTAAGCGATCCAAAACCCGCGCACACCGGACACCGGAAGGGTACTTTTTTTATTTCAATTTTTACGTCGTTTACTTTTGGTTCTTCTTGATGGTTCATATCTTCTGTTCTATCTATCTACATCCAATTTAATACTTTCTCCCTCTTGTGTCAACCCCTCACTTTACCCTCTTTGAGGCTATCTTTCATAACCATTTCTTAACCTATGGTTATCGTAGTTAAGGACTCAACTATGGCTAGGCGTTGCTGCACGGTAGTTTTTTTTTAATAACGTATTAAATTCTTTTAAGAAGAGAGAGAACTCGTAAGTATCTTTATCTTTATCTTTATCTTTATAGGTTACTTCGGTTACACTCGGTTGACCGGATGTAACCGGAATAACCGCGGTTACTTTGGTTATTTGATACTGGAATATAGCGTCTATGGTTGCTTTCCTTTCTTATATCTCTTTTTAAATGGCGAAGCTAAATTATAACCATGACTCTTTATTCCCATTTTAATTAATTTTTTATGTAATTCTATAGATTTTTTTAACAATTCAATATTTATCATGCTTTCCTTTCAACAAATTCAGTCTCACGTTAATTTCAAGCATTATCACATTTGTTGTGAATATATCCAACGGGTCTTTGTCTTTCCAGATATTCGCCAATTCCTGCAAAGCTTCCTCTCTTCCTTCTCCCCTCTCCGAAGAAAAGATTGAGGGAGTTTAAGATCACAACCTCCTAAGAAGTTATTCCTCTTGTATTCATGAACCTAAGACAGCGCAAATTAGGTTCAATTCTATTCCAAGAGCATCCCTCAATCCAATCCTGCGGACAAAAAACTAATCGTTCTTCGTAATTGCTTTATTAAGCCAAAAAGCACTTTCTTCCAGCTTTGTAAGAGCGCTAGAAAGTCCGCGACTTGGTGCTAATTGCTTTATTTCATCTGCAAGAGCTTGGAATTTATCCCTAAACTTTTGCATTGTTGCTAGTTGTTCAGCCGTTGGTTGAATGTATTGAAAAGACATATTTAATCACCCCCTTTCAGTTCTCTTTCTATTAAATTAATAATTTCATTTGCTAAACCACTCCGCAATCCTTTTTCCAATAAATATGTCTCCCCATGTCTGCCATTTCGATAACAAAATCTTTTAATAAGTATGTCTAATTCTGTAGTTAATTCTTCTCTAGTTTTCATATCTACTTCCCTCTTTTTAATCTTATACTCCATCGGTTCTATACACTCATTTCGCCATACGCTACACGCACATTGATACGGGCTTGCAAAGCTTCCATTACCGATCAACTCACCCCCGCAACTAGGACACGTACCGACCGTTGTCATTCTTCTTTCGTATTTAATTTTCATACTCTTACCATTTTTATAATTACCCGTCAACTCTTTTTCTTTTCTTGTTTAAATCTTTTTTTTATTGATTTATTATATTTAGGCTCGAAACCAAAGCGAATAGCATATACATCCCTGCTATCTTCCCACCCTTGATCTTTTGCAATATGTTCAATCGCCTCCCTTGCCCCTTCCTTAAGAGCTTCTTTCATGGCAAAAAGAAAAAAATCTTCAATCGGATCAAGATCAATGCAAGCATCTAAGCATCCTGTCTGTTTATATAACTTTTTAAGTTCTTCTAGTTTTTGTTCTTCGAAATTCATTTTATATCCTCCGGAGATTTCTAATAAAATCCTTCATATCTCCTGACTTTATATTTTCTTTTAAAAACCAATCATCGGGATATGTTCCTTTTGTCTCCAAGCCTTTGCTTTTTCTGCAAAATTGTTTATTAAAATCGCCAGTCCAAAAATCTTTATTATTTTGAACATCCATTTTTAATATGTAATTTTTAAGTCTTAAAACTGCGTTATTATGTACGTCATTATTCGTCAATGTTACAAGAATATCTATATCTTTAGAAATTTTATATAAAAGTTCGCTCTTTCCATCCCTAATTCCTTTCTGATACCATTCCCTCTTATTCTTCCCGATAAACCTTCTCTCTTCCGCGCGAGCGTCTTTTATCGCCTGAATTAAAAAGACCTCAACATTACTAGGCATAGACGACCAATTCCTGCCATCCCTATCGAGATAGGTATATTTTTCTCTGAACTCTTTTATCTTTTTCTCTTCCCATCCCTCTTTGGGGGTAGTTGGGCAATTTTCGCTTGTATGATGTGTCATTTTTCCGCAAGCTTTGCATAAGTTTAATGAATTTTGCATAGATTCTGTTTCGGCTTGAAGACTGCAATAAAGGCACTTATTAAGGCTTATTGTTACACCATACTTATGTTTTCCGCTTTTTGATACGACACAGTGTTTCATAAACTTATACTTCCCTTTTTAATCGCAATCGTGCGTTGTCTGCCTTCCAACATTCATTACAAATAATATCTGGTAAACTAACAGAACTTTGTCTACCCAATATCATTGCCCGTTCTTCTATCCCTCCCTTTCCATAGAGATATTCTCCCAATGGTTTATAGCAAGAATCACAATGTATTACCATATCTTCTCCTCTGTGCATTTCATATTAGTTTTACTAAAGATAGAATAATAAATATCACAAAAATAAGAGCTGTAATAATATTTTGAGTGTAAGTACCTTTTAAAAATCCATTATTCATATTTCCCCTCTGTATGTTTTGAGTTCATAAATAAAATTCTTTTTCTTCTTCTTCTAATTCCTTACTGTAAACAAAGTGTTTTATCTGATCTTCCTTATAATTAACAATTTTATTGAAACTTCTAACATAAACATCATAATTATATCCCCGCAGGTCGCCTGTCAGCTTATCCCATGTTTTAAGAATAACCCCGATTAAGTCGTCTTCAATAACTACTACATTCGAAAATTGAAATCTAGGTTTTGAGTTAGGCATAGTTAGTTCCTTCTTTTTCTTTGGCTTACAATCACAAGGATTGTGTAAGCAAATTAAACAACGGCCAAAATCTGTAAATTTTATTTTCATACTTTCCCCTCCAGTTTTTTCAGGAGAGCTATAATATCATCTAATTTTTGTATATCACCCTTATATAGAGGTAACCAAAACTCGCCAACATTTGCTTTTTGCTCCCGCAATTCTTTTATAGGAATATAAATTCTTTTTATTACTTCCCTCTGTGTCAGGACTGCGTATTGCTCGGCATATTCGATTATGTTGTTTACGCTTAACTTCCTTAGCCAGTTTTTAAAAGCATAAAGTCTAAAGTCAGGCATGTTTTCATATTCCTTGCCGTGTATTTCCTCTAAGTAATCGGTAAAAGTTGTCATATTTGTAAAAAATCCCTAATCATTTTGTATGCCCAATTCTTCTCAATTTCTTCATCTTTCAATAAAATAAAATCTTTATATTTTATTTTAAGCGCCGGCGCTTGTTCCCAATTAGCTTTGTGTACCCTCATCTCTTCCGCTTCTTGTTCAGAACATATTCCATCAATTACGCCCCATCCATGACCCACCGCTATTAACCAATTTTCTTTTTTTTCAGTGTTCATATACTATTCCCTCAAAAGCTTCTCGTAACAAGCTTTAATTACTTTTGCATCATGTAGAGCGTTATGTTTTATGCCTGTTATTCCTGAAAATTCTTCCCTGTTAATATCTGGGTCAATGCCTTTTGCTTTCATAAGAGTACAAATATCAAAAGGAATATAGTAAATATAATCAGGAACATTTAAAGCTCCCGACCATAATTCACAAAACAATACCCAATCATATGCAAGGCAGTCCGACCACATCTCAACTTTTTTATAAGGAGATAAAAAGACTTCAATTTGTTTTCTTAGCTCTGGATAATCCGAAAAGAACTTTTCTTTAGTAAAATTAGCAATTACATTATCTCTTATCCAGTCGTCAATATTTAATAATTCAGGTCTATCAATTTCTGAATAAAAAGTAGATCCATCTTCTGCAACCATACCAATACTTAAAATATCTGAAACTGCTCTTAATCCTGTAAATTCTGTATCAAAAAATATTTTCATATTCTTATTCTTTCACTTCGGGTAAGAGTTCCTGTGTATTTTTAATAATTAACTCCAATTGCTCAAGCGTAATATAATAATTTCGATTTTCGCCTATTGTTTGATTATTCTGTATAGCGAGCATATTAGCATCAAAATAAACTTTTCCCATCGCCTGATCTTCAATTTGTTTTTTTAATTCACTCATTTTTCCCCTTCCTCATTCATTTTGGTACGGCTCTAAATTCTTTATATGATTTTTCATCCATTTATTACATTTGTTAATAATCGCACTCGCCGCACTCTCCGCCGCACTCCTCGCCGCACTCCTCGCCGCACTCCACGCCGCACTCTCCGCCGCACCC